TCGCAAGAACTAACCCAGTAGCAACAGCAGTACCTTTTGAGAACGTAGGTAAAGACTTAACAATCTTCACTCTTGACTATATTAACGCAGTTAACGGTTCAGCAGGACCAAACGGTGCACAAGCGGCAGTATTAAATACTATCCAACAAATGCACACAGTTTTAGTTGCTGGTCCATTAGGTAATAGTAACACAGAACAAACTTTCATCATTGAAGGCCCAACATTCACACCACAAAACGGTACTACACTTGAAGCTCAACTCCGTGCTTTAGGTACAGTTGACGGTGTTGACTTATCAGGTGCTACAGTTAACGCAAAAACATTCGTTGTTGCTGTATAATAACTAGTTTACTAGTTTACGCTACATTAAAAAGCACTCTTCGGAGTGCTTTTTTTTGATAAAAATTACTATGGTATAAATAATATTATGCCCTCAGGGTAAAATATATTAGGAGAACTACAAAATGGCAGACGCAGGATCAGTAGTAGGAGCAAATTATCAGAAAGGTCAAGCAGGTGAATTTCTTGGTCGTGATATTAAATTTGTTAAAGTTGCTTTAACAGGCATACATACAGGATACACAGCAATAAACAGTAACTATGTTAAATGCCTTAAGGTATTAGCAAAGCATGCAACAGTGACATTAGCCGGAACACCATCTGGCAACAATGCAATGTTCATGGTAGAAGGGTTACCAGCCGGAAATGTTACTAATGTGGCAGGCACGAGTGAAGCTATCGCAACAGCATTGGCAACTGATGGTGATGCGGCAACAGGTGGTTCAACAACTTGGACTGTTTATGATGGTCTAAGTGGCGACGCATTTGCTTAATTCTTAAATGAATTAGGAAGAAAGAACAAAAGCACTCTTTGGGGTGCTTTTTTTTGCCTTAAATTTTTAATCCATAAATATCTATATGAAGACTGATCAACGAATATACACTCATTGGGGATTGACTCTAGTAGACATCACTGAAACTGGTGTTACACAATCAAACAATAGTCAACTAAAAGAAAGAAATCAACAGCGTAATTGGGAAACGGTTCAACAAACCTTAGGATTAAAAACACAGGTACTAAGAATTGATCAAGTAACAAGTCACGCTAGCGATATTAGTAAATTTAATTTTGGTGATTATTACATGAGTGATGTAGGATTTAAATATAACTATTGGGTATTTGAATTTGACATCGAGTACCAAGATGCGTATGCTACTAAAACACATCCATTTGGTATCCTTGCCCAAGATTTTGAAAATGTTCCTGTAATCTTAGGGCTAAATGAAACTGCTCCATCTCCACCTATACCTATATTTTATACCACCGGTACATATAAAAACATACACTTTATGAATAGGCCGTTTATATAAATAATACTGTAACAGAAATTGATGCTCAGGCACACAATTAAGGCACATACTCAAGGCACATATCAAGGCACATTAAATGGCATCGCTAATAAAAAAGGCGACTTTATGTCATCACCAACAAAAATTGAAAAAGTCAATCTAGAAGCCCATGTCGAGTTGTGTGCCGAGAGGTATAATAACTTGGAAGAAAAACTGGACAATTTAGAAACAAGAATGGACAAACTTGAAGGCCATATGGTTGATATCAAGAACTGCCTCGCCACCAACGAACGAGTCAGAAACGGACAAATGATTAAATTTTCTATAACGATCATTGGGGTCTTAGCCACTGGAATCTTTGCTTTTATACAAGCAGGCATATTCATCTACTAAATAAAGTTAACACTTAAGGCTTAACTTTATGAAAATCTTAGAACTTACCAAAAACAAATTATTCATGCCACTTACCAACGAAGAATATAGCTTGTTGGAAAAGTTTTCTAACGATCCTATTAGCAAAGTGGATTTAACTGAACGCGAGCAAATTATTGCAAATCAACTTACAGTAAAAGACGTGCTAGTACGTATCAATGAAAATGGCAAAATTACCTACAAAAAAATTAAATGATTTTGATTTAGAAAAAATACGCAGGTTCACAGAACAGGAACTTGCTAAACTTTCGCAATCTAGTTTTCCTTTCTGCTACCAAGTGGGCACCACTGTTAGGGTAGGTAATAACTTTGTGATGAGAAAGTCAGATAACTGTTGGCAAGTTCGAGAAGGCAAAATAAATACCTTTGATTTTTTGTCTAGAAAAGATGCAATCTACTATTGTATTGCCTTACATAAAAACAAACATGAAGTAGCTAAAGAAATTAAACAAAACGACCAACAACTTAGTAGACTAGAACAGGATGCTATTATATATCGTAAACGATATAATCAAGCAGTAGAAACAGGTAATGGCTTTAAAGAAGATTTATACAGTAGTCGGTATCATGACACTATGGATAAGATTACCGACATTAAAGAAAATTTAAAAAAATGCTACGAGTTGGCTAAATAGTATAAAATATCAGGAATATATGTATTATGAAACTTACAGAAATGTCTACAAGAAACGCTAAACAAGTTAATAAAGTTATGGAAAGCCGTTTTGGATTTACCATAGATTATGATAAACTCACTGTTGAAAAAGCAGAACGTTTAAGTGAAACAGTTACAGATAATTTAGATCGTATACGACACAGTCATGACATTCATACTGCTGAAAAGAATCCTCGTTACATGGAATTACTAACTGTTGCAGAAGGATTGAATCTTTGGTTAGATGAAAATCGCGACCTTAGCGAACAAGTTGAAACAGTTGAAATAGAAGATGTTATCACTGAAAGTGAAGTTGAAACAGCTTCAGTTATTTTAGCCGCAAAAGACATGGTCGACACAGTTCAAGACATGTTAGAAAAAGTAGGCGAAATGCAAAACGAACAACTTCCATCGTTGTATGATACAACAAGAACAGAATTAGGTGATGAAAAAGCTGAAGCATACAAAAATACTGTAGCTATGGCTTTAGAAGGACTTATGACTGCTACGCAAGATGCTAGAACTAATTTAGATAACGCAAGTAGAGCACTAGCTGGTGAAAGTGTCCCTGATATGACTTTACCAGAGCCAGAAAATGATTTAGACGTTGACCTTGCTCCTGAACTAGATGCTGAAGACCCAACAGATGACTTTGGTGCTACTGATGCCGCAGTTGGTGGTAGTGCAGATCTAGGTAGAGAAAAACGCTAGATGCGTCTTTTTGAGATTGCATCAACAGCAGAAAATAACCTAGTCACCGCACTAGAACTGATTCGTCAAAGGTACAAAGATGAAAACGCTTTACCAAGTATCAGTACAGATAGCATTATTAATCTAGTACAAAATACTGACGCTACCTTTGACTACGATGCACTTGTAGCCGCAAACAACAACAGCTCCGCAGTAAAAAATCTTATTAAGAGGTTTGACAGAACAAAAGTTACACTCAAACCATTTGGTGACGAACCAGGAACTCCTGAGCAAGATCCAACAACCAATGTTCCAGACCCTGAAGCCGCTACCAACACAGTAGATTCAATGGCCAAACGTGCCGCCAAACAACGTGGTGGCTCGATATAAATTAGTTAAATAACTGCATGATCAAGTTATTCCCTGTAGTAGAATTCTATATAACCAATGTATGTAATCTCTCATGTAGAGGGTGCAACCGTTTCAATGACGAAAAGTTTAAAGGTCATCAACTGTGGGACGACTATGCTGACCAAATTGAACAGTGGGCTACTAGATTAGAAATACCTCGTATGACCATAATAGGTGGTGAACCCACACTTAATCCTGATTTAGAAAAATGGGCAATGAATCTACGCAGACTGTGGCCCGATGCAGTAATAATGATACAGACTAACGGTACGTACCAACGTCCTGAATACCTAGAATTTTGGGACAGATACAAAGTAGGCTTTGGTCTTAGTTTACATGATCCTGCAACAGCAGAAGAACTAAAAGAAAAATGGAAACACTATGCAGGCCCACACGAAGCATACGTATTTCATCAATCTACTATAATTAAAAATAAAGACCATTGGCAATTACACTCCAGCGATGCTGTTAAAGCATTCGACGCATGTGATATGAAACACGATCATACCATACATAAAGGTCGACTGTATAAATGCCCGGCTATGAGTGGGCTATCAGAATTCCAACAACAATTTGATCTCCGCTTAGATGATAGACAGCAACAGTTACTAGACAGTTACCAACCTTTATCTGCTGATTGCACTGAGCAAGATCTAAAAAACTTTGTTGGCACAAAAGACCAACATATAGCACAGTGTGAATTTTGTCCGCAAAACATGATATGGACAACAGCATTGGGGGAATACAAAACAAACT